ACAATCCGCACCCGTTAGGTCGCCGTGGTATGGTGTTGAATGTCGCTTCTAATTCAAGTGTCAACACTGTCAGGATAATGCCTACCAATTTCGACATCGAGGTCAATTATGTGACCAACAAGTCGGACTCAGTTGAGCAAGGTTCCGTGATGGCCTTCGCACGTAGATGGCTATTGGCGCGTAGATTCGGTTACCTGAAGTTCAGTATCAACTACGGCAGAATGAATTTTGGTATTCAGATTACGTTGGATGAATCAGTACCGTTTCCACAACGTGAGAATATCGGAGAGGCTGAGACGAAGTATGACGTGGTACTTCATGCCGTGATCCACGGTTACACCTCAGAACCCACACTAGGTACGCAAGGCAAGGTTAACAAGATCAATCTTACTGAAGGCATCAAGTTGGCTAACGGACAGGTTGTTTCCTTGACCAGTGGAAAAGTTGTGTCTACCCAAACGTTTACTTTTGAATAGACTAAATTTTATACCATGAGGATTAACGTTTGACATATAACGTATAGGAGTTAAGAATGACTCAACTCGTTCGCAATGTCGGTCCTACTGCGCTGCAGGTTCGTATCATCAAAGCAGATGGTAAGAAAGCATCGTTCCGACTGATGCCTAAGAACAAGGGAGTGCCGCTTCCCGAAGGGTCAAGGATTGATCCATACTGGAAAGAAATGAAGGGGAAATACCTTCGAGTGTTCGACCTTCAGAAACCAGTTGCACAAAACCCTGTGAGTTCGTCACCTAAGGTGGCAGCACCGGCCAGCGGCTCCGTTGAGGTTAAGGCTACAGCTACGTCCTCAACAGCTGCTGTAAAGGAGGTCTAACATGAGTAGTGTAACCCCACTTCAAGGGTCGAAAGTTATCGTGACAGAAATTAACCTGTCTCAGGTCATCGCGGCGACTTCGTCGTCTGTGGCCTCGCAGGTTGTTGTTTCTGCTCAGGGCTCTATCTTTGCCCAGAACTTCACCGATCCGAATGATTACCTGAATGCTTATGGTAATCCAAACGCAACGATTTCCTTTGACCAGTATTGCGCGCTCGATTACTTTAAGGAAGGCAACAACCTTTGGGCAATTCGTGCAGTCGGTGATGGTGCGTTGTATTCTGCTGTGTTGATGTATACCGATGGGACGTTCACTTACCTGACTCCTGTCGATGCTGGTTCGGCGGATCCTACGGAACCGAACTGGGCAGCTATCACACCGACGGGCAACTACACGCCGTTGGCAATGTTCTACCCGCTGCAAGGTCCTGGTAGTTTCGGTGATCAGTTTTCGATTGCACTTATCTCGTCTACTTTGACAACTCCGGCATGGACGACGACTCCTATCACTTCTACGACCACTGGTGGCACACTTGCTCCAGCGACGTATCAGTATCAGGTGTCTGCGTTCAATTCGATTGGCGAAACGTTGGCAACCAATCCCGTGACTCTCGTTATAGCGGGTTCTGCTGTAACGAATGCAGTGACGTTGAACTGGGATGCAGTATCGGGTGCACAAGGTTATTATGTGTATGGCCGTACTTCGTCTCAGGTGTTCCTCATAGCCCAAGTTGGTTCAGGCACAACGACCTTCACGGACACTGGCGCGATCACACCTTCGACTTCACCTAATCCTACGCAAGAACCGATCACCTCCTCAGCAGACGTCACGACTTCACCGTTCTTCACGGTTGCAGTTTACAACGCAACGAATAACCTGAGCTACCCGGCGGAGACGTACACCTGTTCGTTCGAAAACAACATATCGTCTTCGGGCATGCAGACAGAGTTGATGCAGGCTATCAATCCGTTCTCGGCGACGGTTCAGGTTACTTCGAACATTCCTAATCTGTTGAGTCCTCCTACCACGGTAACTACAGTGGCAGCGACTTCGATGGCTGGTGGTGATTCGGGCGCGGCGCCAGATGATGCAAATATCATTAATGCGTGGCAGACGTTCTTGAACAAACAGTTGTATCCGATTAACATCGCCATCAACTCTGGCCACTTTGATCCGGCAATTCAGCAAGCTATGGATACGATGGTTCAGTCGCGTGGGGATTGCGTTGCACTTCTGGATACACCCTCGTCTGAACAACAGTCGCAACAAGCAATCAATTATCGTAACCTCGAGTTGAATCTTAACTCTACATACTCGGCTCTGTTTTGCCCGGATGTGCTGGAGCCGGATACGATCAATGGTCAGCAGTTGTATGTTCCGTTCTCTGGTTGGGCTGCCGCCTTGTGTGCGCACACTGATGCAGTTGCAAATCCGTCATTCTCTATCGCAGGTTTGAACCGCGGTATTGTGAATGTGTTGGCTACGCGTTATACGTACACCCAAGGCGAGATGGACAACCTGTTCGATGCACAGGTGAACTATACGCAAACATTTGTTGGACAAGGTATCGCACTTTGGGAACAACAGACGTTGAGTGGAGAGTTCTCCGCGTTGTCGTGGTTGTCGGTGCGTCGTATCACGAACGTGATTAAAGTCGCGCTGTATAACTTCCTCTTGTATTCGCTGCAAGAACCTAACGATACCTTCACCGGTTTGCAGATCGTTGGCTCCTGTACCGCATACCTGCAATCGGTTCAGAATGCTCGTGGTATTTCTGGGTTCACTGTTGTTTCAGATAACTCGAACAACAGTGCGCAGGATTTCAACTCGGGTATCCGTAATGTGACTGTGGTAATCATCCCGGTTATCCCAATTCATATTATCAACCTGCAGGTCGTGATCAGCAAGCAAGGTGTTAGCTTCGCAGAAGTCCTCTCTCAGGTTAACCCGGGCTAAAAGTAGTAAGGAGGGGAGGTGAGAAATCACCTCCCAATCTCATATGATTGAAGTGAAGACGAAAGCATGGCAAAGGTTACTCTCTAGTACACGGCAGACAACCAGTTTACCTTCAACCACTACCTCTTACGAAGATCATACTGGAGAAGAGATATTGGCTGAGGACATCATAGCGCCAGCGGAAGACTATAGGCATAAGGATGAGCACCAGCTGAATCACCAGCAACATGAAGAGCAACACGTAGAACAGAAAGAGTCAGTGGCAACAGCGGAACCGGAAGAGTATAAGGAAGCGACTAGTCCAGGTTCAACGATGTCCCAGACTGAAGTGCGTAATACCCCTGCTCCAACAATGTCGGCGGTCACTCTTGACGGAATGGATGGTTCAGACCTTCCAGCGACAAGTCAACAGTACGCAGCGCCAGGCAAATCAAATATCAAGGATTGGGACCGTCGTCCTGAATCCACAAAGAATGAAACGCTCTATGATTCTACTGCATCTCTAGCGCGACTTCTTGCATCCTCAAGTTGGGGTGGAATAGGTCAGGCAGAAGGGGATGAAGAAATCAACCTCGAGTTCAAGGGTGTTGAACCACCGAAACCTAACTCTCAGGTACTGCCCTATAACGGTTCAGTTATCAAAGCAGATAGGCTTGCATCAGAAAGTGATCCACTCACTCGCGACTTTGAGAATTTTGGTTCCTCAGGATCTAGTCCTGCCTTCGCAGATTCGATACCATTGTTGCTTGACCCGGATACTGTCTCTTCATACTCGAGAGACAACAATATGAACAGGAACACCACAGCCCCGGAAGTGGATGCACATTCGACTGTGGACGAACCAGAACCAGCAGGTACATTGGGCATGCGAGGCCAGGAAGGTGAAGAGACTTTCGCCAATATGCGAAGACTCGCACACACGATCTCAACTACCAGGCCGACACGTACTCCACACGACATGGGTGTTCCTCCGACAAAGAAACCAACCAAGGGATATGAGAAGCCGAAAGGTGCATCTAAACCAAAGCTGGGTATCGAGTCAAAGTTTACATACGACGGTGACTTTGATCCCGCGGGACGATCCACTGGTGATCGAATGATTACCGAGGATCCTCGAGATCACGGCTATCTGAATATCCACTCTTCCACGGATAACGATGCGGAGTTGGATGCAATGTGTGATGCTGAGGAGGAAGTAAATGCCGATGCAGATCCACGACTATTTAATCTTGCAGCACCACCCCTGCCATCTATGGGGTCGTTGAAAGTTGAAGCTCTGACAAACAAGAAAGCGTTAGCCCGGGCTTTGTTTTACGAGATGGATAAGTACCTGAAGGGTTCCCAGTTCAGCAACCTCGATGCATCGATTCGTTTTACTTGCGAGTTACATCCAGTAGAAACGACTCTCAAGCATTTGGGTTTCGAAGGAACAGGAGATGGCGAGTTCCATCGTTCTGATATGGTGGTTAGGATTAACACACCACGAGATGGTTGGAATCCAATACTTCGCGTTCTCTAAGATTACAAAGGTTCAATTTACCTAGGAGTTTACTATGACACGTACTAGTGTCTTTGACATGCAGAGCTTGCCGGACCCGGCACTTTCGTGGAACTTTGACCTGTTCCTCCCAGCCATCCCGAATTCTACCAACACAAGTGATTTGACCTTTAAGTGTATGTCGACTGGCTTGCCTGGTTCGGAAATCGATCGGGTGTCAGTGGCATTGCATGGTACCGAGCTACTGTACATGGGTCGTCGTAACTGGAGCCACACCTTCAATACGACATTCCTTGAAGCCATCGATTGGCAGACTCGTACCAAGATGTTTAACTGGATGGAAGCTGGCCGGTCTTGGGCTAACAACAGTGGTTCTGAGTCGTCGACCTATAAGGTTGCTGGTCAGATTACGCTGTATGACGACGTGCCGAATATTGCTAAGACAATCACTGTCTTTGGTATGTGGCCGTCGAACCTTAGCGACGTTCCTCTCGACGGTTCGCAGGGTACGGGTCACGTTGCACTTGAAGTGACTTGGGCCTTCGATTTTACCGACAGCTGACCTAGAAAGAAAGCTAGAGCGATAAGAATATTTAAACCCTTCCTCGAAGTTACCTTCAGAATTCACAGGTTAACCGAGAGGCAAATAAATGAGCTCAGTACTAGCATTCAACGGTCGGACAGGAGACGTATCATTAATCCCGTCCGACATCGCTTCGGCAGGAGGTGCGCTTGCAATTAGCCCATCCCTGTCTGGGGTACCGACAGCGCCGACAGCTGCTACAGGTACAAACACAACTCAAATCGCAACCACTGCATTTGTTCTATCTTCGGTTGCATCTGGTGTATCGGGCGTAGGTTCCTTCAATGGTCGTACGGGTGTTGTAACTCTGCAGACAGCAGATGTCACAGGAGTCGGTGGAGCTTTACTGGCCTCACCTGCATTCACCGGTGTCCCTACTGCACCAACTGCAACTACGGGTACGAACACGACCCAGCTTGCAACAACACAGTTTGTTCAGGCTTCGTTGAACAACTTTACCCTTCCTGCAGCTACTACGAGTACGATTGGTGGTGTTATTGTAGGGGCAAACATTTCGGTCTCGGGTGGTACTATTAGTGTAGCAGCCCCGTACACTCTTCCCGCGGCGACAACTGTTTCGCTTGGTGGTGTTTCGGTAGGCGCGGGTCTGACAGTTTCTTCGGGTGGTCAGCTGGCTGCAATCGTAACCACTCCTTATACGTTACCTCAAGCATCCAATTCAGTGCTGGGCGGTATAACGGTTGGTGCCGGGCTGGCAGTAAGTGGGGGCAATCTGACATTGGCATTGCCAGCAGCAACGAATTCGACTATCGGTGGCGTTATAGCTGGGTCGAACGTTAGCATAGCGGGTAATGGTACAATTAGCGTTGCAGCTCCTTATATCTTACCCGCCGCTACGACTTCGGTGATTGGTGGCGTTATCGTTGGATCTGGTCTGGCCATAACAGGTAGCACGTTGAGTATTGCAACTGGTGGATCGTCAGCCGTTGTTAATTCTTTCAATACACGTACTGGTGCAGTCACACTGCAAAGTGCAGACATCACGAGCGCGGGCGGTGCTATTCTTGCCAGCCCGGCATTCACTGGAACTCCGACGTCGACCACAGCCGCAGCTGGTGATAGCACGTCGAACATTGCTACTACGGCATTCGTGCAAAATGCGGTCAAGGGATATCTCGCAGTTGCAGTTGCTGCCAGTGCTGTAACCCTGACTAACGCACAGGCGTACAGTGGATCTATCTTTGTCCTATCAGGTACCTTAACCGCGGCGATCACCTTTACGTTCCCGGCTAACGTTACCGGAGCATTCAAGGTTCTGCTGGCAGGTGTATCGGGTATCAGTGGATCGAACACCATCACGTTCCAATCTGCAACTTCGGGTGCTACCGCTACATTTGTTGTTAGTTCCTTGCCTTCGGCAGGCGGCGTTTCACTAGTTGTTGCACCTGCTGGTGTCTACAACTTCTAATTTCATGCAGTAACATACCCTTAGAGGTTCTCTTCCGCTTGACTCTGTTCTCTTTACACAAGGAAAGATAATGAATACTATCGCTATTACCGATTACGAGTTGCAATCGCCTACTCTTGCACGAGTGATCGTTTCGTACACTGGTCACATGACTCGCGAACAGATTCGCGCAAACCTGTTGGAGCAATTCGACAACCAGGCAGCTCCGGTTGAGAACTCGTTCCATATTATCAAGTCGCACAACAACGGTGGCGCTGCAGTTGGTTTTGTTCGCGCCAACAAAGAAGTGCGCGTTGTTGATGACAAAGAAATCCGTGCAGGTTATCGCATGATGGCTTCCAACATCATGATGGACAATGCCGACCGTTCGCTGTGGGAAGTACGCGAAGGACGTGGTGGTAAGTTCCTCGCACGTCACGGTCAGGAAGACCTGTCTGAACTCGTTGAAGCTAAGCTGCAACGTCGTCAGGATATCCCGGCTCTTCGTCACATTGCAATGGCCTCGGCTGTTAAGGGTGAATTTGCATCATATGTTTCGAAGACTGGTGATGTTGACCATGGCTTTGTCCTTGCAGCGAATGCAGAAAAGATTCAGGTTCTGTCGAGCACGACTCAAGTACCTGAGATCGTTGTTATGGCTAAGGTGACTCGCCTGGATCGCGTTCCGGTTCCTAAGGAATTCCACAAGCAGATGCTGAAGGCTAATATCAGTCCGGAAGACAAAGCACAGGCTAAGGAGTATTGGACGAAGTTGTACTCGTACGATCCTGACTTTCTGGCTGACGTGAAGAAGCAAGTTGAGGATACGACCTGGGTCTAAACCGCAACTGGTAAGCAAAATAAAGCCACCTCGATGTTTTGAGGTGGCTTTTCCATCTTCACTGTACTGCAAATCGTTCCTTCAACTCTAACATAAACCCATCGTAGTTACGCTTGTGCCTTTGCAGCATCCCGTGAAGATCGCATCCAGGTATATCCACAAACTGATAGTGGTGAATATCCCTACCATAAGCAAACTTCACGTACTCGTATATCTCAGGAGTTGTCAAATACTTGAGTTCAATGATCTTGTCTGTTCTACCTTCTCTAAGAATCGCGGGGTCGATCTGATCGAGGTGATTCGTCGTCAGGAATATTGCTATATTGTCCAATGCCGCTATACCATCTAGAGCATTAAGTACTCCAGACAGGGTAAGTGGACCTGCATCATCCTCAAACAAACTCTTCTTGTCCTTCTTAGCTTCTCTGGACTTTATCACAGAAAAGGTATCAAAGTCTTCGATCAGCACGAAGGATCCTGGAGGTACCTTTGACAGATAGATGGGAAGAGATCTATCCGACACCATATTGAGGTTCAACGTATAGACATTGCGGTTGTAGTGACTTGCCAGAGCTTTTACGGTGGAGGTCTTACCGCATCCTGGTTTACCGTGGAAGATGAACGTTTGTTTATGTGCCAAGCCTTTATCCAGGTACCAATCTCTTTCTGAATAGAATTCGTCAAGCAACTTGAGAATCGAAGTTTTCGTCTCAGGTGCAAGGATGACAGAATCCAGACTTCTCTTGGTTATGATAGAAGAGATATCCCAATCACCGTCCGCATTGATGGTCATCGTCTGTAGCTTACGGTTATCAAGCACAGGATTGATCTCTTCCACCAACTTCTCTATAGGTTCGCGTGATCTACCGAACGTTGAGATTATTACTCGATACTTTGGAACACTAGAACCATTGGATGGTTGCTCTGTTTTTGTTACCCAAAACAGACGTCCATTGAATACAAAGAAATGGAATCCTAGGCCGGGTCCAAGAGATAATTTTCTAACCTTCTCCCTAGACTGACCGGCTATAGTACCCTCCTCATCCCAGTCGTCTTGATAGTCCAAAGATAATGCCCGGCTAAAGTTAGAACCCTTGCGCTGTGCAAACCAGGACCCAAAGGATACAAAGGCTAGCCCAACTCTCCAGTGGCCACTTGAGTCTATGGTTAGACTTGTTGTGGCCTGACTCATTATGAAGTGATAGATCGCAGCAGGGACACTTCTAGCTACTATGCCAATGACCGTCAACCCCCATAGGCTAAAGGCACCTGCTAGGAGAGGATTCGATTTAAAGGTTGCTATGATCTGCGTTATCAGGTTAAGCATTTGCCTTCACTCGTTCCCGTAGTTCTTCAAAATCTATAGGAGTATAGTTGATGCATTCCACACTGACATTTATGTACCATGGATCTTCAAGAACGTTACAGTGAAGATGCCCATGAATGTTAGCGCTGAACCGACCTTTGCTACCAGGATGAACCGGGATATGGCTAAGAAGCATCTTGTCTAGTACATGATATCCACGGATGTCCTTAAAATAGGTCAGATATTCTTCTGGCTTGAAGAGATCATGATTACCTTTGATAAGGACCTTGGTACCATTCAGACGTCCTAGGGTGACTAGGCAACGACGATTTATAACTACGTCACCATTGTGATAAACCTTATCCTTTGGACTTACCACGGAATTCCAATTCTCTACCAAAGCTTCATCCATCTCATCTGGCTCATCCCAAGGACGTAGCTTGGTTACGCCATCGTCCCTCAGGAACTTGCAAACTCCTGTATGACCAAAATGCGTATCACTAATTAAGAAAGTCTTGCTCATTTTGATTTCCCCGTGCCGTAGCACTCAGTACACATTTGGATGCGCCAGTCGTAGTCTACTTTACCTTTACCACTACAGTAAAAACATAAACCGTTCTTCCTGAAGTACGTAACCATGGCTTTATATTCACGGTCCTCCCTATCCCGAACTTTCTGCTTCTTAATAGCCCTTGAATCCAGGAATGTTCTCAGGTACTTTATCGGATTCATTTCTAACCTCTTGGGTATCGTTAATGGTCCAATGACGTGGATCCTTATCCTTGTATGTCTCACGAATCTTGGGCATCAAAGCTTCTAGCTCATCCCTGACCTTCTGCCATTCCTCACCCATCGAAGGTGGCCTGTCGTCAATTAGCTTACCACAATGCTTAGCCTCGATAAGAATTCCAAGGCAGGCTAAAGCATTGGCCAGATGAGGCGTTCCATCAACAGGATCCTTCTCTTGCCCCTCCCACCATGCATCTATATGACGATGCAAGGCAGCAATGTAGACGGACGATCGTACACCCGATGCCCGCCAATTCCAGGCACCATACTTGACGTTACCTAAGAATGAGGCTAGAGATTGATAGGCTTTGAGGATGGGTGATACAAGGTGCAGCGGTAGCTTGTTGCTAGCAATTGCATCTTTGGGATTCTCGATCTTATCCATTCAAACCTCAGGCAGGGATGAGTAGGTCGGCGATCTTTGACATGTCGATCTTATAACTCGGGATTACACTAAATGTGGATATATGGTCGACAATCTCCGCCGCCTTGAAGATAACATTCTGAAGCCGTTCTGAAGCCATTACTTCGATGATAGCACCATACGAGTCAACCCAGTTACCCATCAGTGCAATCCCATCGCACTCACGAATCGATTCAAGATCCAACTTAATACAGTCTATCCAATCTGTAGAGGGTTGAGTTTCTGCAGGATTAATTACCTCGTAGCCAAGGGCACGCAACCGAGCAGATTCAGCGTTGAAAATTGGGAAACCATGGTCAGGCAACCCTGTCATCTTACCAGATAAATAAAGTTTCATTCTTCTTTCTTCCTGTTCTTTCTCATTTTCTCTTCGAGCCTCTGAGCCCAAAGTGCCTTGTACCACGCGTAGCTAAGTGCCATCTTTTCCTGATTACATCGAAGACAGGCCAGAGCAACGTTCTTCCAATCGTAACGTCCATTCTTTGACCGTGCCTTCTTATGATCGATCGTAGATTCCTGGAAGCCTAGCTTTATGCGACAGTAATGGCAGCGTCCGCCAGAGGCTCTGTAGAGCCTTTTCTTCAACTCATATTTGGAAAACCTCTGGGATCGCTTCGCCATTGGTCTTTTTACCTCTTAGGTTCGTGTCCCTTTGCCCACGTCAATTCCTCAAGGACAAAGTGATTCACCTTTATCTTCATTCCACCCCTTTCATCATACTTCACTGGAATATCCTTCCAGTAGGTGGGGGCACTGTTTGCGTCCTTGTCTTCCTTATCATATCCCAAGATATCTTCCTGACTTAGTGTAACTACTCCAGTCCCGATGGGTAAGGAAGTTATAACAGGAGGTACTATCAGGATTCCATCACTCTTGGTCATCGTAATTTCCCACTTTACTTCTGTAGATACGGTGGGAACGACCGCGTAGTATAGATACGAATGTGGCTGGTAATAGTAATTGTAGATATCTGCGGCAGGAATTCTTAGACCCGTTGCATAGTCCGGTGCCTCTGGATCTTTGAGAATAAAATCATTGCCGTCCAATGTCTCGTTACACAGCCAAGCACGCTTGGCTTGCAGCCATGGATGATTCAACATCGTTGTAGACCATGTCGAAATAGTTACCACAAAAGCTCCAGCTGTCATTCTGTACCTCTTATAACTTTGAGTTGTGGTTCAGGACGAGTCAAAGATTCTTCTTCGACGTCTCTCTCATGTACAACCAACTGACGTAATTCATCCGGCACGTCTGCACCGACAAGGTAGATGGAGCCACTTTGCGGATCTTTGGTTCCCATCCACCACTTATTGCCCTTTACCAATTGAGGGAAATACGTGACGATCGTTTCCGTCTTCTTGAACCTATACCATGGCATCTCATTCTCCAATGACGTTAGCGGCGAGCTTCAAAAGATCATTGCCCGGATCGAAATCTATCACCCGAATTTTGACGCTAGGTTGTTCTTGCAAAAACTCTATCGCGTTACGAGTGACAATAACGCCACCCTTTTCATCCATGGTGCACGCCATGAACATATTCCTTATCTCTTCAAGTTGTTCCATGGTGGGGGTCCAATTATCATCCCCGGCCACTATGTGTAATACTTTACGGTCTGCCATTTTGTTACTCCTTAGTCATTACAAAAATCGTCGTGCCAGTTCCAAAGATATTGCTCATAGGTGAACCACAGGTGCCTATGAGTTTTGACCTTCCGTTCTGCCTTATGCTCTAGAAAGGTCAGGAAACATTGCGTCCATAAACTAGTCTCTGGCACTTTCAATTCCACTCCCTCATGATTCATCTTCATTCCTCTCAACCTCAGCGCTCCTAATAGCCTCTTTAAGAATTCGCAGAGCGTTGGGTGTTAAGGTATATCGTATCTCGGTCTCACCATTATCCAGGGCAAGATGAAATACATCACTACGTTTTACGTAATTAACCCTCATCGGGATATCACCAAACTTCATAGGTTCCATTCTATCCCTCTATACGTCCGCGGCATAATTTACGATCTTCGACTTCACCTTGATCTTCTTACCACCTCTGGTTGTTGTGGTTGACTCCTCTTCTTCTGCTGGAGTTGCAAGATTGGAGTCGTAGTCTTGTGCGATGTCTTCTATTCGCATCTTCTCGTAATCGATCTTTATCAGGAATGGGAATGCCTGGGAGTTACGAGACTTTGGCTGTTCAACCCGGATGATCCCAGACTCCTTGGCTTCTCTCGTTGCAATCCATGTGAAACTATTGCTCGAGTGTTCTGTCAGCGCCCGTGAGTATCTAATCTTACCTTCATCATTAATTTGTACGACGAGGATAACCACGCAGTTTTCTGTCTCTGCGTGGATCTTTGCTTGACGTCCGATTGCTCCTAACGCCCTCCACATATCATCCCCGTCTGTGCCTTTAAGAAGCGACACATAGTCGATGATCTTTACATCACAGTTATAAGATGAAGTCGAGGCAATGATTTCCTCGAAGTCCATGTCCTCCTCAGGACGGAACACTGTGAAACGTCCACCTGCTTGTTTGACCTTTCTCTCCCACGCACGATGTCGTTTGAACACGATCTCCTTCTCAGCCGACTCAAGACGCTGGGTCATGATCTTTGTTAGGCTGAATCGGGAGGTGTTAGCCATCATACGTGATGTCATTTCACGCTTCGACATTTCCAATGGAACGTGCAGGACCTTATACCCCATTCTAGCCATCTTCATACCCATCGCCATTGTTACCAGCGACTTACCACCACCAGAGTTCGCACCAATCGTAACCATCGAGCCTCTGGCTAATCCACCTGAGATGTCGTCAAATGCTTTGATACCCGTCGGGATCAGGTTGTCCGAATTGTCTTCATATAGAATAGACTTAACGATACCAAGACTGTTGTTATTCCGTCCAAAGTGAACGAACGAATCTTCCGTGCTCTTCTTGGAGCGTACAATGTTCAGCCCTGTGGAAGTCTTTTCTAACAGATCTTCGATATCAACCCGAGTCTTTCTGAACTCATTGTTGATGTTTGCTGCTATGTTAAACAGACCACGACGCTGCCTTAGTCCATTCAGAATCTTTGTCGCTTTCTTTGCATCCGATAACGTCTGTACTGTGGGTTGACTATTCTTAAAGTGATCCCTTGCCTCGTCTGATAACTCAGGGTCCTCCAACATGATCTTATATGTTGGAGCTTCCCCAGACTCTGCCATCTGTCTCTTTAGAGATTGATAGAGTTCAATCGACTCAGGGTAATGAAAGTACGATTCGTCAACTGAGGCAATAAGTGTGCCTGCGATCTTTCGATCTTTACTTGTCATCCCCCTAAGAACTGCTAATTCTGCACGGGGCGACCCAATTTTAGTGGCCATTTATACTCGCTCTGAAACGTTATACGTATATTTACTGCATGTTCATCAAGTAGTAATACGAATCCCCATTCATAAACGTTATAGACACCTCGGCTGTAATTTTCTTAAGAGCCAAACTCAACTGATGATTATTGGTCATGTCACAAGTCACTGTATAGCTGCTAATGCACTCACCATAGTTTTGAGGAGCGTGCCTGTTCAAAGAATCATAAAGCATATCACGCATAAAAACAAGATGCTGAGAAGTGTAGCTAGCAACAAACAAAGTTTTCCTGACTGCCAACGCTGTGTCCATCAACAACGTTGAGATTCTATCTTTGAGTAGAATCGATGCAGAGCTACTCGTTATCCTTACTTTTGGTCTCATACTATCTGAAGATCCATTGTAATTTCTTCGCCGGTTGACAGTTCAACTATCACAGTCGCATTTATCTGCGAGGCCAAAAGTGTGTAAACTGGGTTGTTCGCAGTATCACAGTATACCCAGATGCGCGTAAAGATCTCATGGTTATTCCTGGGCACATACACATGCGTACACCATTCTTCAAGATGATCTCTAAGGTCAACTAGGAACGTAGGATCAAGCATTCTCCCTTGCTGCAAAAGCAATAACGCTCTGGCATGGAATTCTTTCTTTAACTGTTCCTCTAGCACTTGCTGGAATGTCTTTCTCGATATGGAACTAGTTATCTTTATCTTTGGTCTCATAGAATTTCCACTTTGCGACGGACCAACGACTCAGAGAAGTACGCCAACGCATTGCACTCTACGTACAATCGACTAGACAGGAATGAGATAGGATCCTCCCCAGCTGCAACAAGGATGCGTGGTATAGAAGAGAATCGTTCGATCAAATCTCTAGCCTTCTCAAACTTCTGCTGTGTGCTGTTGATAGCCAAATTCGACAGGATGAGGATCGAGGGTTCATAGGATGAATCGATCCCCGAGTAATCCTTCAACAGTTTGTTTTCATATCCACCATACTGTACATTCCAAATAGGCTTAGCCCTGTTCCCCAGGTGACGGCAATGAAGGCTGACAAGATATGCGGCGAATAATCTAGCCTTGACCTCATTGGGATTTCCACACACTCCATAGATGACTGGAAGCTCAGGATTTTTCATAAAACTCAATAGCGAGTCATCCTGAGCTTGAGGATCTATGATCTTCGTTTGGTCCAACTTCTCCGACTCGAGTGCGAAGGGTTGCGGGTCCCACTTGAACGGCGCGCAGGCCCAGGTATTACCGGGAACGATATCAAGATGAGGAGTGCGCTTAACAGCAATACGTCTAGGTAAATCATTACCATCCTCATTCTCTTTTGATGCCAGAGCTTCTCTTGTGCTTACTGGAGGTTTCATTCCCTTATTACGAGAGTATCCTGTACGTCCTTGCCCACCACCTTTTACCGCAAGCATATACTAACTCCATCGAGATGTAGCGTTCGGTCCCCAAACATCACAGAGCGATCGTCTTTGGGAACGAACAACCTCGGGTATAACTTTATTAAGGACAACATTCTCTCAGACAAGGTTTTGCCCAGATACCAATTGTATCCTTCGTCATAGCCCGCGGTCAATCCCACCCACTCAGTGCCTGGGGTGGTTATGAAATCTACACTTACATAATCTGTACTCTTTGTCATCCACATCCAGCGACTGAGATATCTTCTCGACTCTAAGTCCCTAAGGTATTGTGCAATTTCTGCACATGTACAATCTAGGAAAGCATTTCTATCGTGGTATGGGTGATAGTAACAATATGCCTTCTTTAGGGCTACATCGAGATCTATCAACACTTCCACGGTCAATACCATGTCTGGCAAAGTATCCCTTACACCCGCTATATAATTTCCCCAAATCACTATCCCGCAATGAGGTTGGTTGATAATTGGGTTGTATCCGAGGTCATAGAGACGATCACGGTCTGCTTCAGTAGTGTAGTGCCGGGCGTTCATCACGAACTGGCTCGAAAAGTACTGACTCTTCATCCCAGCATAACTAATCGATCCTTGCTCCGCAGTGTGAACAAGCCAGTCATGGATGAGCCGTTTATAGTCAACCACCTTCTTCAGGTCCCCATCGACCGGATCTAACTGAAGGAGTTCTGGGATGTAGTAGTTCAGTGTTCCATCTTCAGCGGCTGCTTTGGGAAATTCTGTCACCACGTTTATTTCGGAAGGTAGTATCACTGTTCATCCTTTACATTTGAATCTTGCCATGGATTGATTCTGTACGACCTGAGAAATACTTCTTGATCGTATCCATATCCTGGTCAGAGATAATAGGTTTGAATATCTTTTGCAGGGCTTGCCAGAACTCTGTTCGCATACACTTCATCCTAACATTCGAATCATCAAGGAAGTAACGAATTATAGGTTGTGGCTTGTCCTCGTATGGGGTAAGAATACGGGCAAATCTTTGCGTCGCATTTGGGATGTTACTCGACATCGTTACTTCATAGATAGCTGAGGCTCGTGGAATATTCGTCCCAGTCGACAGGAGTTTGATGTTGCCTACCAGAATCTTTACTTTGTACTGGCGTGCCTCCTGAAGGAACTTCTTACGATCATCCTTCTTAAGACCACCGTAGAATGGTTTAGCAATCTCCCTGCCTGCCATGATATTGATTGCCTTAACCAGAGCCTTGATAGGAGTAATCTGCGCGAATGGGATAAGGATCATGTGGCCAGCCTTGACATCCTTTAGCGCGGTCTGAGCGATTAACTTCAATCTCTTCGGGTCCTTCTCAAGGTTCGAAACCATAGGAACCCAAAGCTGAGATCCTTTTGCCTTGCGTGTGTACTCAGTCTTGGTCAACACTATCTTTGGCCTGAGCTGCTTTACCTTCGCAACGTAGATGTCCTGCCCTATCAGATCCCGCATGATAGAGTGACGACCATCTTTACGTTCCGGAGTACCAGACAGACCAATCATGTACTGACAGTTAAGGCTGTTGATCACCTTAGAGTATTCTGGGGCTGCGGACGTATGAACTTCATCAACAACCAGGACAGCTGCCAGGTCTCGAATCTTTCTCAGCAGTCTTGGTTTAGTCCTGAAAGTCTGGACAGTTACAAGACACACGTCATACTTCTGGAAATCTTCCCACGTACGCGCGTAGCCGATTTGACTACGCCTGCAATTAGTTAACGGGTCTTGTGTCTCCGAGCCAATGAATGTCTCAAGGAAACCATCAAGCCATTCTTTCTGTGAGGCCATGATGATAGTTTTGAGACCAAGCTTGCAGATTGCTGCGGTACTCAAAACTGTCTTGCCCGAACGGGGTGGGCTTCGAATGACGCCACGTTTCTTTCTAATGAATGCTTCTACTGCTTCAGGTTGATGCTTACCCCTAAGCTCACCAGTGAACTTTATTGGTCTCTTCATCTTCTCTTTCGGATGAAGACGCTTGACCTTGTACTCTATGTCGTGTTTGTTTAGCGTTGCCTTGAGATTTACACCTGCACCAATCGGGACCTTGAAGTACGTGGTCTTGCCAATCTTCTCATTCTGTGCCAGGATTGCCCCACCTTTGAATCCCGGGCATTCCTCGCATGCAGGTGTTAGTTTCGTCTCTGATTCCAAACGCTCTGGCTTAAAGTCACAGGAGTCACAATCTTTCTCGTCAAAGAAAAAATGGGTGTGTATTCTTGTTAGTTCTTCCCTGACTTTCCTGGGAAGGTCCACCTTCTTCATCAGAAATGATTCTCTGCAATGAACTGTGACCATATAATTCCTATTCGTCCTGCGCTGCCGGCATCCATTTCTCTCTAGTCCGTCTTAGCTCTCTAACTATCTCTTCTGGATAGTTCAATTCCTTAAGACGATCTTCATGCCACTTACGAAACTCTTTGATCTTGTCTAAGGACCACCTGGTTCGTTTCTTTGCCATGTCAGAATTGGGTAAGGGTTATCGTTATGCTTGTAGCGTTCGCCAAACTTACCGGGTGGAACGTCTTAATCATAGCCTTGTCAAACATAGTCTTGTTTACGCCTGTCCCAGTCTGAGCTTCTGCGATCATTGTGATTCGCAACTTGGCAATTAGTTCCTGAAGTTCAGTGTTGGTGCTCTTCATAGAAACCTGAAGTGCAATCGCGAATGTCAGTGCATCAGTATTTACAAGTTGTATCGATCCACCATGTTTGACCAAGGCAACGACAAATCTTAGAGTTGCTGTCATGTCCTCTATATCGATTTTATCTCCACCATGAAGATAGAGGATATCAGGTGAAGTAGCGCTTAGACTATTTCTCTTTAACGTGCATACAACTCGAGGTGTTGTAGTGACACACATAAGAGCCATGTAACTTTCTGGGAGGGACTTCATAGCGGGGAAGCCACTTAGTGTTGCGTAAGTCATTGTCATTCCCTAGCCTTGAATACGATAGCCCTTAGGTTTCTGATCTCTTTCTCTTTGGAGTTGTTGAAGCGATCCACGCTTTCAATCGTTCCAATCGAGTAGATTTTCTTGATTGGATAGAGAGGCTCCAGCGGGATGATTGCCTGATATCCAAAGCCGTATAGGTCGATACGAAGATCTCCGCTGTCCACTTCCTCATTCCAATATGACCAAAGATATTGGATAAGGTAACGTGTATGATCGAATATCTTTGAGTCCAACTGCGATGCAATTACTAGAGAAAAGCTAGGACCAGATCGTTCTGTCAGACAGGAGGCATTACCTTCAAACATCAATTGTTCGATGCCCGGTACTTCATCATGCAGAGTCCAAAGCTTAACCAACTCAGGATCATTGAACTCTTTAAACGTTGCGAAAAATTCTCTTAACATGATATTTCCTTAACCATACCAACCATGGTTCTCTTTAGACCACTCACTTGCTTCCCCACATACGGTGCATACGTTCCGACGTTTGGTGTACGCGGTATCCAGGTAGCTTCCTTCGTAGTACATCGACTCAGTCTTAAGATTTTCGTGTTTGCAGATAGACCTAAGATGCAGTTCTTGCGTTGCGATATCTTCTCCAACCCTATTAGCCTGCGCAGTGAATACATTCTTCTTTAAACGTAGGTTGGCAATGAGTTCTGTAATCTCTTGTAACCTGTCCTCATATTCTTGCCTTTCCCTAACCTTCTTATCTGGATCAGGGCACAGCCTGAAAGGATCCACGACATCTGCAATGCTAGGCATGTTCTTCTCCTTAGATCACGCGAGCGCCTCTGTGTTCTGCAAGATGCTGAACAAGATCGCGCATGCTAGACAGGTGATAAGATGCAGCATCGATGTCCTTTACCACTGTATCACATAGATTGAGAAGTTCCCGACCATCCGTGATAAGCGTTTGCGCCACTTTCTGAACACGACGGACCAAAGCTTTGCGTTGTGCTTCATTTGAGTACGCACGCATCTCACCATGATACTCGGTGATGACGTGATCCTGGATTGCTTCCATCGCCTTCTCAACAGTCTCTATATGATGCGAAGCCTTCATGCGGATCTCCACGATACGAGAGCGGGCTTGCATATCGTTAGCCGATGCATCCATGATGGACGAAGGATTGTACTTCTTCTGGGTGTAAAGCTTGCGTGCAGTGCGGGATGCATGTAGAGAGAACACTTCCTTTCTGTCGTTCTCAATCGTCATGCGCGTCTCGGCGGTCTCCACAATCTTCTTGAAGATCTTGTACTTCCCGTCGCGACGTATAGCACTCAATAATGCTGGGAGGTCAACTTCTTCCTCTGATTTTCGGGCTGGCATACTTATTGCTCCGAGAAGATGACATCAACTTCAGGGCTGATAGTAGGACTAATAATCAAGGTACCACGATTGGGATAGTGATAACAAACTAATAGGTCCTTGATCTTCAGTAGCACTTCTACAGATTCAGCTGGGCCTTTGTTCGTTAACTGGGCAACGATATATCCACCGTGATTCTTACTCTTGAAAGTAGACTCGAAGAAGTAACCGACCTTGCGTTGCCCGGACAAGAGTTCAAACCCTTGAAACATACATTTCAAGGGTATCTCTGGTCCTCTTGTCAACTCACCTCGCTTCTGAATGGATGTAAAGACGGCATAACCATGATCTAACGAGTAGAACGTACCCGCGGTCGCATCTATCGCCAGATACATCACGCCTCCTCTTGATTCAAGGCAATCACGAAGTGACTTTCCTTTGCTTCAATCATGAGGAATGCACCATCAACCAACTTGAGCTTCAGAAGATCGACCTGACATTTGGAGACTGCTTCAGAGAAGTACTCTGCGTCGATATTGAACTTGAAAGCTTTCGGTACCTTTGCCTTGACGGTAGACTTCACCTGACCATTAGTCGTCTGAACACTCAGTGTCAACTTACCGGCCTCACCTGTTAGTTGAAGTTCTGAACGTTCCTTAGCGATGACTGCTCGTGCGTTGTCTAGGAATTGTCGAACTTCAGACGTCGCTACATCTATAAACAAACCATCAGTTGTCATCGCTTCTCTGGACTTTGCCATTACGTCCTTGACGGAGATGACTTCCTCAGAATCAGTATCTGGCAAAGATAGAATTGCATCTACAACCTTATTTCGAATACGCATTGCTGCGTTACCTACCGTAAGACTAAAAGCTGTCTTATTGAATACTTCGAGCACCGCATTGATTGTTTCGACTGGCAAAGTTAAGCTCAAGTCCCCCTTCACATCCTTGGACTTGATGAATGCCATATGGTTCATGTCATAGCAAGACACGAACGCCGCCTTATCCGTCAAAGAGACAGAGATGGGCATGAATGTAGTCGTCACTGAGCTTGGCTTCAGAGCGACCTGAGTTACAGCTTGCTTCAACCATGCAGCTTGTTCGGCCGTAAGCTTCCATTTTTGTTCGGCTTCTTTAACTTCATTGTCAGCCGACTTCTTTGTTGTCTCTTGACTCTCGCCCTGAATCGCATCAACAGTCGCAAGCTTAGCCACGTATCGACCAGACTTAACGATAAGCATCGACTTGTCAAATGTGAGTTCGACTTCCGTGCGACCCTTAACGGAATCCTGAAGAGCTTGCACAGAGACTCCGAACATAGCGGAGCCTTCTACTTCCCCAGGAATTACGATCGTACATTTGGCTAATTCAGATGCCGAGATCAGATGCATCTTATTACCATCAACAGAGATATTGACGTTCTCTGTTAAAGGTGGCGCCAGACGCAGCGCCACCTTGAGAGCTTCTTGGATGAAAAGTGATTCAATCTTACACTTCATGGTCGTCTTTTAGGAAGGGTTAACGTTCTTATTTACTGGTAAAGATTTAGCTAACGATGAGATTCAGAGTTGCTGTAACTGGAGTCGTTGCTTGAATGCCACCATTAGTGTAAGAGATTTGGAATGTGAAGGTGTACGTTCCAGCAGGAGGATCTTGAAGACGAATGATACGTACCGTATTATAGACAACGCCACCGCCCGGGATCACAACCTGATTTGATCCCATCGCCCCACCCAAGACCACCGCCTTGAAGAAGCCTCCCGCAGGATTAGTAATCTGCGTAATTGCAATAGGCAGAACGTTGTTGCCTTGCAGGTTATTAGGATCATTCGCATACGAAGTTTGAAACAATTCGGCCCAGTTGAAATCTATGAAGGAGCATTCTTGCTGGAGCGATTGCAAATTGATTGTCGCTGCCCACGTCAAAGTCTGAGGTGTAGTCACGGGAGGAGTGATAGCAGGAGGAACAACAGGGACCGAGGCAAACAAATTGAACTGCAAGGCATTGAGGTAAACACCGCGCGAGAAGTGATTAACCAAAGTCGCGCCAGGCATAGACCACCAGCTATACATCTTGAGCTTGCGTGGATCGGGTTGCACCAAGGACGAAAACGTGTGCCAAGGTTGAAGTCCTTCCTGATTCAACGGGAAGTACGCAGCCATGTATTGCTGAACGAATCGCTGCCCAGTCATATACTGATTCGACTGGTTGATGGTCGGCAGAGTTACGGTCTGAAGATTGACGGTACGATTACCGCCATCAACGGTGAAGGTCTGTTCTGTGCCGTCAAACGTCGTTACGGCTATGGGAAAAAATCCATAAACGCGCCCACTATCTGTGATGAATGGAAGAATCGTTTGCTTCGAAGGCTCGTTTAACGGGAGCCCGAAAATCAGTTGAGACATGTTAAACCTCTACAGTTACATTTTGAACTTGTACGTACGAGATGTTTGGCCCCAAGCAAGTTACACCGCACTGGCATACTCCACCTGACGGATCGTTCGCTGTGATTACATCTGTGTCGGGATATTGTGATACGTCAACAGGCTCGCGCCAACAAATGCGCAACTCTTGTGTCTGTTGATTGGTAAGCGTCTGTGGCAGTTGACTTGAATCGAACGGGGTGAAGACTTCAGTAACAGGTATACCAACTAACGTTACTGACGGAGCGGTCTGGACTGGAACAAACTGCCCGTCAGATAGGATCAATGCCATGCTGGACACATCCAGGATTTGCTGTTGATCGTTGAACGGAACAAGGTACAACCGGATGAATGATGCCATGAACTAGGTCTCTCTATAAGGGTGGCGTTGCACCCATAAAATTCACTTCGCCTGAGCCTTGATTACTCTATCCTTCTCATCAGAAGAGGCAGAGGATCGGACGATATACAGCAGTTCAAATGAGGCAAACCCAGTTCGTTTTGCTACAATGTCAGCGTGATCGCCACTTGTTTTCAAATCCCTCACGGCGTCTTTCAAGCTTGCAGCCAGCGGAGATTTGATTAGCTCGTACACTTTCTCATAACGGATGTTAGACTTCAAGGCTTTGTCCACCTTCGACCAGGCAGTTGTTCCTGACAACCAACCGATGCATAGTTTCTGGATTTCCTTCCGTGCGGTGTAGTTAGAAATCTTGTAGAAGGCCGACTGCATGTCATTCAGGATAGAAGGTTTCACCGCAGTGTTAACGTAATCCATGATGGAGGGATTACGCATTTCCAGCGTCCACTTCTCATTGTCTTTGTTGACTTTCTTCAACCATGTAGCGAGACAAAGGGGAAAAGGTCCTCTACGATTCTCAGGCCAAAGCGTGGTAGTTATGTTTGTGTTGGTCAGCGCAGCACGCGAGTCGGTGATGAACGCGATTGCACGGGCCGGTGGTTCCGCCAAAGCATGTTCCATCTTGCTCAAACTTCGAATGGAATCAAAAATGATAGGCCATGCGGGTTGCTCCTTGCATAGGCCATCGATAGTATAAGAGATGGACCGAAGACCAGCTCGAGCAACACAG